AGAATGACTTGGTATTTCTATAGTGCTGGTAGTTGTGCTAAATGTTCCAACTGGATTAAAATCTTTAGAATAGATTGGAACATCTTTGTGTTTTAATACAAAATCTTTTCTATTTGCTCTTAATCCTGCAGCACCATCATAAGTTGTTAAGAAGACTCTTTGATCTACAGTTCCATAAGTTAAATCTGGTGGTGTATTCTCAAAATCACTATCAATATAGAATATTTGATTATATGATTGTACTTCAACTAACGAGGTAAACTCTGCATCTGGATAAAATCTCAAATTAATATCATTACCTACAATTTCACCACCAAATGTTCCAATACCAGTTGTAGAACCAGCAGATACAAAAGGATATTGAACAGTTAATATATCATCCTCATCTTTCAGTGAAATTATTTGATGTACTGCTGATGTATCTCCACAAGAAACTCTTACAATTGATTTTGAAGTATTATCAATGAGTTTATTTAAAGTTGCATATGTGATTGGACTTGCTGTACCAGTTACATATCCTGATTCTAATCTTACACTTCTCTCAGCACCTTCAGGTTGTCCTGGAACTGCAAAACGATATGTTCCGATACCAGTTGCGGTTGAACCTAAACCAACAATGTTTGCCCTTACATCAAGAATATTAACTCTATCATTTTCACATTGCAATTTAACTAAATTGTTTTCTACTCTTGCAGTAATGACACCTACAGCACTATTACTTAAACCTGATTTTGTATCAACATATACTTGACCGATTGTTGTATCTGTGCCATCAAAATCAACTATAACCTCGTTGTAATTAATATCTTTGGTTTCACTATCCTGAACAAATATTCCTGCAAACAAAGCATTGAAATCAAAAGTAGGTATTTCAAGTATAGATGTTGTTGTAAAACCAATTGTTGTTGATCCGATACCAGTGTTAACACCTACTAAATCAATATGACCAATGCTATTTGTACCTATTCCAGACAAATCAGTGTTAAAATCTATTTTTAATATTTTAATATCGTGGTCTCTTGTAAATATTTCTGTTGGATTAAATAGTAAATTTTTAGTGCCAGTGGGTAAAATTTCAGTATCAAAATCACCTAATTTAATTGTTGTAAAGTCTGTTGATTTCTCAAGTAAGAATGCATCACTTTCAGTCGTAATTGTGATTACTTCACTAAACTGAGAATCTAAAGAATCAGGATCAATAATTTGTACTAGATAATTTCCAAAATCTTCAACTAATGGTTCAATTACGGTATTTGTGCTTTCAAATCCCTCACTCTGGAAAGTAGCACTAATATCATCGTGTAACAATACTCTATTAGTTTTACATCTTGTAAAGTCAGTAAGTGACCTATTTTGAAGAGTTAAGAACTTTGAACCACTGGTTCTTGTGTCAAAATCTCTTGCAAAGTCAAAATTATTAATTGCATCCACTCTTTGCTTATCTCTAAGTTCAAGAATATTACCAACATCCAATACAACGACTTGATTTGATTCACGAACTTCACCAACACCAACCTTAAGATTTGATACAACTGATGTATCTGCAAAGTTTTTTAAACCAGATGGATGAACTAATCTATTAACTGGATTTACAAACTTATCCCATTCGATTGTACTCTTGACTGTATAGGATAGATTTTGATAATAATCATTATCTGGTATAACTTGATAGTCCTCATTAAGTTTACCAATATCATCTAACCAACCATACTCTTGTCTATTTGAGAAATCAGTTGTGAATTTTGCCTGATTATCAACAATACTTGTTATAAGTGCTGAGACGTTACTTAACTCACCTTTAATTCTATCACCTTTCCTAAGCTTAAACTTACCATCAATTTTAATATAATCGTTTCTAACTTCGATTACTTTTAAATCGGTTACAATATTGTCTACAATTAAAGTTTCTTTTAACTCAAAAACACCTCTAGTTTGAACTGGTTCAATAACAGGATATTTTTTCTTATTAATAACATTTGCATATCCAGATTGGAATGTTTTTGCAATACCTGGATTTGTTGTAAGACCTGCTAAACTAAATGTAACTACGCATTGTGTACCTGCAACATATTCAGTGACATCGAAGAAACTATAGTTGTAATTATCGGAGTTATATCCAGTTCCTTCAACAGTTGTATTAGTAGATATACCTCCCTGTGTAGAACCGATACTGACCTCTCCAACCCTTTGTATGCCTTCAACAAAGATTTCATCACCTACAGCAAAAGGTTGTTCGTCAAATCCATTTATAGGTGTTTCAAGGAAACAAGTAACAACTCCAGACCCACCCGTTTGCACTGAGTTAATTCCAACACCATTTGAATTATTAATTGATATAATTTTATGAACAACTGAATCAAGTCCAGTTACTGGTGATAGAACATCAACCTTTGAAATAGTTTGGTTAGGAGCGAAAGGTTGAATTGAAACATCGTCAACAACTGTGTTTGTAACTGGATTGAACACAATCAAGTTAGGTGCACTCATATAATCTGCACCACCACTTACAATGTTAACTGAAGCGATTACGTCTAAATTATCAATATTTACAACAGGTGATATAAATGCTTCAGGTCCTAAAGTCTTATCAGATGAATATTCATAACCAATATCAACAATTCTGACTTTTTTGATTCTACCAATGGTTCTAGATGCTGCAATGATGTTTGCATCCTTTCCACTTTCACTATTAACTTGTTTAAATTGTGGTAATTTTTTATAATTGAAACCTGGTGACAGAATCCTGAAGTTCTTTATTGCACCATGCACTGATGTTGATCTTGTTGAGTACTCTAATTTTTCACAATCATCAATAGTGTATGATAAAAATTCAGGTATTTTAGGTGAGAATTGGAAAGTATCTGCAGTGACATTGGATATTTGATATTCACCACTATATTCACTATCAACAAATCTTAATTCTGAATAGTTTGCAACTTGTGTATCTGCTGTGCTTATGAAACCACCCTTTGATAAACCATAGTATAGAGTAATAGGTGCAGAGGCAGAATATTGAACTGTGAGAGCAGCACCTATAGGATCGGTGTTATTTGTTCCGATTCCAATTGTACCTGCTGTCCCAACGTTAAAGGATGTGCTATCTTGTGAACTTAAGTATTCATTTGTTAGATTTTTATCATAATATATTTTAAAATCAAAGTCTGCTAAAGTAGTACTTGATAGACCAAATGTTAATTTTGAGTTTTTAACTACATCGATTCTAGGGTTGATAGGTGCAATCTTTTGAGTTCCACCTGTATTTGCTGTTATTGAGGTAACATTTACTGGATTAGAGTTTAAATCTTCAATTGTTTCACAAAGTTGAAATCTTCTACTACTTACTTTGTTGACAAAATATGTTCCAGTGCTTAAACCTGTTGCTGAACCATCATAAAAAACTTTATCTCCTGTTTTAAATCCGTGTTCAACAATATCAATTTGATTAGTTTCTACATCAGATGCAGTAAATGTAATTGGATTAATAAGTAATTTTTCAAATTCAGAATTGTAGTCTACAGTAATAGGAGTTGTTGTTCCTATTCCAACAGATAAATTTGGAATAACGTTCATTCTTACAACATCCTTTTCGACCAGA